TACACCGCATTTTACACACAAGTTAATAAATTGTTTTGTTTCTTGAACTCCGTTTTTAGGTGCAAGAATTGCGAACCATTGTTTATTTTCCTGATTTTGTGATTCGTACCATTTTCTACTTACTGTTAATTTTGCCATTGTTTTAACTCCTTTTGTTGTGTTCATAACTATAATATACTATATGGTTTCTTATATGTCAACAATAAAATGAAAGTTTTTTTATTTTTTTAAGTTAATTCTTCTAAACGTTTAGCCGCCAAACGAATACACTCGGGTTCAACAATATTATCTTTTTCAATATCATTTGCGATTGACTTTAAAGTTTCTATTAAATCTTTGTCTTTTTGGCTTCTAACCTTTTTCCTAACGTCGGGAATATGGTCTTGCATTAAATTAACCATGCATACTTGGCAAACGTCTTTTTCGCCGTCATCAAGCTTGCTATGGCATATCTGGCAAGTGTTGTTAAGCTTATCAACGACTACTTGTGCTAGTTTGTTTGTGTTTGGTTTTAGGTTGCTCATTTGTTTAAATCCTTAAAATTTATTATATTTGTTACTTTTTCTTCAAAATCAGGTCTGTTTTTAAATTCTTGCCACATTTTAAAATGGTCTGGGCAATAATGCAAATTAACCCCAATATGATTTGCACATTCATTGCATAGTTTGCAATCACAAGTCTTATTTTCGCCGACAGGAAAATCACAAAGAAAGCTCGCTATATTACCGCAAATATTGCAATTTTCTAGTTTTTCGCCATGGTAATGAATAAAAATTTTACCAAGTTCCTTATGGTTTTCAATATGTAATTTTCTTTTCATATTAACTCCTTAAAATAAGGTTAATCTATCGTTTTTATTGCAATATAAAACTTCAACTTTTCTATTACTATTATTGCTTGCACTTAAAGTTTCACGCTTGCTTTGTTCATAAACATTAAAAAACCTCTTATCGCTTATAGAATAGCTTGAAAAGTAAACAGGATATTCTCTTGTTGCAACCCATTCATAAAATTCTTTATGGTCAAATCCGTCTTTGCAATATTTAGCTGTATTTTCATAAGGTGGATCACAATAAACAACATCACCTTCTTGATAATCATAATCATAATCAAGATATGAGCCACAGTTTATTTCTAACCGTTGTAACCGTTCTAACCGTTGTAACTGTTCTAACCGTTCTAACTGTTCTAACCGTTCTAACTGTTGTAATCTCATAATTTTTTTACAATCAAGTCTCCGTTCTTTTATTGTGTTACCTGTTATATTAATTATTTCTGGACAAAATTTAACAGCTTCAGTATAATCACCAAAAACAACGGCATTATGTAAAGTATGTTTTTGTTTTTCAATATCTTTAGAAAACATATATCCTTTTTCTGGGTTGTTCCCAAAAGACCAAATATAGGCGACATAACCATCTTTATCTTTTAATTCAAAGAATTTTTCTCTTGTTATAAATTCTGGTTTAAATCTATCATAATTAAATTCTCCATTAATTGCTCTTTTCAGCAAATTAACAACTAACGGATTAAACTCATTATAATAAACAGACTCATACTTACCTGATAACAGAGCGCAATGACTTATTGCTCCACCACCGCCGAACAAATCAACAAACCTTTTACCACTAGGCAATAACTCAATTAGCTTTTCAGCTATTGTTGATTTATTTCCCATATAAGGCATACCGTAATTTTTCATCTTGTTCACCATTTAACCCTTGCTGTTCTTAATCCTTTTTTAACCAGTTCACGAAAAGCCATTTCGTTATCGCAAACATCAAGCAATTCTGATAAAGAAGGAAACCATTTAAACTTTGTCATCAAAGCTTTAACAACCACATCGGCGGGGTATTTACTTAACTCCTCGATGTAAATTTTTGTCCTAGCCTGCTTGTCAAATTCGCTTTTCTCGCGCTCCGGGCAAATGACTTGCAAGCGGGTTAATCCCTTCAAAATCCGGTCTTTAGGAAGCGGGGCAAGGTATCTGGCTAAGATTGCCTCGGCTTCCTGCTTCGCTGCTTCGTCTAATCCTTCAAAAAGGATAATCTCGCGGTATTCCGTCCCGTGTTCCGTGAAAACTGTCTTCGTCTTGAATTTCACGCAAGACTTGAGCGTAGATTTCAACATCAGACTTAGGCTCTTGTCGTTTTCCGTAGGAGTTTGAGCGATAATTTTTGTTGTTTCTAAGCCAGTTACGGAAAGTTGCTTGCCAGTCAACTCGCATCTTCCCTGTTCCTTTCCAGTAGTCAATGAATTTTGCGAGTTCTCGGTTAAGGCTGTCATTGTCGAATCCTTCTTCTTGAGCAACATTAAGGCAAGTTTCATTAGGCATAAAATCATCGGGGATTTTTGTCCCTTTGCTTGTCACCCTTTTAGGGGGAACTAAAGGGGGTATATTCTCTTCTTCTTTTCTTTCCTTCTTATCTTCTTTAGATGTTGTCGCTCGCCTGTCATCAGCCTGTCGCTCGCCTGTCATCCTGCTGTCAAGTTGCCTGTCATCCTCTTGGTATTTATCCCAATTAGTTATTGATATTATTGAGAATTTAGGCGTTGTTTTGACTGTCAAACTGCCTGTCAATTTTAGCTTGTCAATTGCCGTCCTCACCTGCCTAACCGACAAACCTGTTTCATCAGCTAGCTTTGGCAAACCAGAAACGCGAGAGCCTGCGGGTATATCATACCCTTGATAACGATTATCTTTGTAATTTACCGTTAAAAGAATATGCAAAAATAAACGGGAAACATTATGGTCATCATACCATTCCCAGTTAATAATTTCTCTATGGAGTTTAATAAAACCTTGCATTACAAGCCCCCAACATAGGCAACAGCTTTAAGATGCAGGGGAAGATACGGCTGTTGGAAACGTATCTTTTTCGGGAGCTACCCTATCCCCTGCCTAGTCCGCAGCAATTATAGCAAATTACGGACAATCTGACGCATGGTTTTTACGTCATATCCCTGCGCTTTTGCCTCTGCTTAAACTTCTTTCAAGTCTTCGGCCAAAGCCTCTTTTCTTCTTCGAGGCGTTCAATTCTCTCGATAAAGCTGTTTAGTTTTGCGTCCATTTCATTCACTCCTTAACCAGCATCTAAAACTGTAGGCGTGTCAACTTGTTCAGCAATCTTCTTGCGCCGCTCGTGTCCGGGCATGAGCGCTTTTTTTTCTGCGTTAGTGCATGAAGAGAAAAACAATCGATAAGCTTCTGTGCCGTTTTTTGCGGCATCGTCGGCTTTTTTGTTAAGCGCGAATCCTTCTTCTTCGGTCAAATCTTCCTCCTGCTGGTGATTGGTATTTTCGGAAACTTTTAAAGGTTGAACCGTGAAAGGCTTTCGGTTTGTTTTTGATGCCGTTAAAGCCAATGTCACAGGTTTGTCGATATGGCTCATATGTGAAATACGAATACCCCCAACATCAACCCCGCCGAAACGAACAGAATTATCACGATAAATAGTTAAGCTACGCCCAACATATTCTTGACCATCTTTACCCCAAATCTGCACAAGAACCCTGCGCATTGATTTACAGGGCCTATAAGGTTTGCCATCATCACCTTCAAAAAATATGTTAATAGGCTGCTCTGGGCTTTCCGATTTTGTAATTTTGGTGATTTTTATTGTTCTTGCCCCACCAATAAGGTCATCAGCGTTAAGCTGGTCGCTTTTAGGGGCAATTGTTTTTGACACATCGATACTCATATGCTTATCTCCTCTCTAATTACTCTCTCTGTTTGCACAAAACGGGATTGTTGTTTACTCAAAATGTCTTGATATTTTTCAACAACATCCCGCAATTTAGCTTCAAACTCGATGGCTGCTTGCTCGATTGCTGCCATAACTTCGTTATCAGGATAGATGCGATAAGTTACCATAGGCAAGCCGCCGTGATAACTTATAAAGTCACACCATTTTCGCTCAGAAACAAGGAAGCCAGTTTGTATCTGCAATGCGCAGTTAATCTTCTTATTTTCCGGCATTCCACCTGATAAGATAGTTTCAATCTGGTATTTTTGACGACGGCTTTTTACTTCAATAAACCCATCATCACCGACTAGACCGTCGGGAGAAAACCCAATCTTAAAACCCCATTTGTCATTAGTTATAAACCCAACCTCTTTTACTTCTGCATAATGGTTTGCGTAGTGCATCTTGGCGTAGCATTCTTCCTCGTGTCCCCGCAACATATCATCAGATATATAAGAAGGCTCAACATATTTACTAATTCGTTGAGC